TGCTTTGTTGCATGTAATATCAGTGGTGTGGGATATAGGCTCAATGTATTTATATTTAACGTATTGCTCAATCCTTTTTAGACTCTTTTTGTATATAGTGTTTGGTTATTTGGCTAATAATGTAGAAAATTTGATAATTGAAATTGGACAAAAGATAGGATCTGGTTTGGCGAGAATTGGTAAATCAGTTCAAAGTAAGTGTGGAATTTTCGATACATTAGTTCATGGTTTCAACAACCATAAAGCTGGATTGAGTGCGTGTGTATATGATATATCACAAGCAGAATCTCCAACCCAAATTGTGTCTGAAGTAGTTAAGATTGGATCAATGCTTCAATTGGAAACTTCAATTGCAAATTCAATTTTAGGAAAACTGACACAAGGTGTGGGGAATGATATATCGCGATTAACATCAGACACTGTACTCAATCAACATATAGATCCTTCTAAAGTGCTACCAGCGTTTTCAGTTGCAATGGGATTGGCAGGTAAATCATTTGCTGATTTCAAATTTGATCAGAATATTAACATGATGGCAATGAATTTAAAAAATAGTCAGTTCTTATATAAATCCCTCACGGATATATTGAAAGAATGTGGCTTAATGAAAGATTCTGCGGCAGAGTTAGTATTAGATCTTACTACGAAATTGACTGAAATAAAGAAGGACTACGAATGGATTTTGAAATGTTTAGCAACATCGGGAAATGAATTTTTGAAACCAGAAGGAAGTATGCGGTATAAAAATTTCAAGAACATTGTTGATGAAATTACGGCTCAAATGAGAGAGATTGAAAGAAGTAAGTTTGAAAAGACCCAAATTTTAACAGAAGCCAACGCATTATTAGTGGAAATCAGACGGAATATAGATGCAGTAGAAGTTATTCTTAAACGTTTACCACGAGTAATACCAGTTGGAGTTTGTTTATTTGGAGAAAGTCATGTTGGAAAAACTTCTCTCTCAAATGAGATCCATCGTAGAATATGTAAAATGGCAAAAACGAAACATCCAGATTTGTTTCCAGATTCAGAACATTGGACGAAATGGAATGCGCAATCACGAGATGATTACGATCAAAATTACCTTGGTGATGAAATTGCATACGAGGATGATATGTTTGCAGATAGGGATGATGCTGGTCATCAAAAGTATCTTGCATTCATATCCAGTGGTGCAGTATCTACTGTACAGGCTGATTTAAAATCAAAAGGTAGACCTTTTACAGCGAAAGTAGTAATGGTTTCTTGTAATAATTTACCTCGTACAAGTGCCTCGATCAACAACATAGATGCTTTGTGGAACAGATTTCCAATAACAGTAGAATGTTCAATAAAGAAAGGATCACAGAAAAAGACGAGTAGAGATCCTTACGATAAAGATTTCAAACATTTGAATTTTTCTGTTGCTCCAATGACGACTTTTGTTAGAGGTGGTCGTCAGCATAAAGCTGGTGCAATTGAATCGAAAACAGTAGATCTGGATGCTTTGGTATCTATGATCGTTGATGAAATGGCATTGCAACAAAGAAAATTAGATCAAACAATGCAATGTTATGAAGAAGAACATGAGCCTGTAATTAATCAACACACTATACCAGAAGTGGAAAATATGGATCCAATAGCTAGAGAAGTTAACGTGGAAGAATGGAGATCAGGGATGAGTTCACTATTTCAAAAAGTGAAACGAGCTTTGAACACTGATACTGAATCAAT